AGAAGCTTCTGCTGTTGAATATGCTAGAGCTGTAGAAACAAAAAGACAACTTGATAACGAGCGATTTAAAAAAGTAGATTTAGATTATAGTAAGAAGTTTGAAGATAATCTAAAAACTGGAATGGATTCTGCGCAAAAAGATCTTGCAATGGCAATCGAAGCCGGTGACGCTGCAGCCCAAGTTGAAGCTAATAAAAAAGTTGCTACTCTTGCATTTGAAAACGCAAGAATGGAACAACGAAAACAGAGCGTTGAACAGGAAGTTCCTGTTGAATTATCTGACGGCGGTAGATTACCAAAACAGACACCAAGATCACTTCCTGAAGCTGATCCTGAAGCTGAAGATTGGGCAAGTAAAAATACATGGTTTGGAAAAGATAGAGCTATGACTTTTACTGCGTTTGAAATTCACAAGGATTTAGTAGAGAAAGAAGGCTTTGATCCTAAAGGTGACGAGTATTATGTAGAAATAGACAAAAGGATTAGAGTTGACTTTCCTCATAAATTTGGTAATACTGATACAACTACGTCTAAACCTGTTCAGTCAGTGGCTTCTGCGAATAGAAGCGTAAAACAAGGACGCAAAACTGTGAGACTCACATCATCACAGGTAGCAATAGCTAAAAAATTAGGTGTGCCACTAGAAGAGTATGCAAAACAATTAAAACTCACGGAAGGAGCATAAGCATATGACAAAACAAGAAGAACAAAAAAAACCTTTACGTGCGGCTAATATTCGGTCAAAGACTGAAAGACCAAAAGAGTATAAGCCCCCATCATCTTTAGATGCACCACCAGCGCCTGACGGATTTAGGCACAGATGGATAAGAGCAGAGTCTATGGGTTTCAATGATACCAAGAGTATTCATGGTAGATTGAGATCTGGTTATGAGTTAGTGAGAGCTGACGAATATGATTCTAATACTTACCCTGCTGTCTTAGACGGAAAATACGCTGGAGTCATTGGAGTAGGTGGCCTTCTCCTGGCAAGGATACCGGAAGAACTCGCGCAATCTCGTGTTGACTATCAGAGAAAACAAACTGAAGGACAAAACGAAGCTTTGGAAAACGACTTACTGAAGGATCAGGATAAAAGAATGCCCATGAAGTATGAGCATTCTAGCAAAAACTTCGGTGGTACAAAGAAATAATATTTCTTTCTCCAACGATAACATTAACCGTGACTGGAGGTCCGCAAGGATAGGTCACATAAGGAGAAAATATCTATGGCAAATAGAAACACTGTAGGATTTGGTCTTATAGCTCAAGGTACCGTTGGTTCAACTGACGCTGCTGGCGGTCAAGGCAAATACTACATAGACGCTGCGTATGCTGTTGATTTATTCCAAGGTTCTGTAGTACAGAGCAAAGTTGGGTATATCAAAACTGCACAAGCGGTTATAACAAATAAGTCTATAGGGATTTTGAACGGCATTTTTTATAATGCAGCGACAACTCAAAAACCTACATGGGCAAACTGGTATAATCAACCGATTACACCGGCTAATAGTGAAGATGTTACGGCTTTCGTAATTGACAACCCTCTACAACTGTTTTCAGTTAGTGCAGACGCAGCAATAGTTGCAGCTAATTTTGGTAGAACATGTGGAGTTACTGTAACTGCGGCAGGATCAGAAATTTCTGGTCAGTCAAGTTCAGAGTTGACAATCGGAACTATACACGACACTAACAATCAATGGAGAGTATTGAGATCATCAGAAGATCCTGAAAATAGCGACACAACAGCAGCGAATAGCACTGTAATCGTTTGTCAGAATCTTAACCAATACTTGACTAACGCCGTTACATGGCAATAATAGGAGTATAAAAACATGGCAATATCACGAGCACAGCTAGTTAAAGAACTAGAACCAGGTTTGAATGCACTATTCGGCCTAGAGTACAAAAGGTATGAAAATCAGCACGCTGAGATTTATACTACGGAATCATCAGACAGAGCTTTCGAAGAGGAAGTAATGTTATCTGGTTTCGCTAACGCAGATGTAAAAGCAGAAGGTCAAGGTGTAGCATACGACGATGCACAAGAGACTTATACTGCAAGATACACTATGGAAACGATCGCGCTAGCTTTCGCTATCACAGAAGAAGCAATAGAGGATAACCTTTATGACAGACTTTCTTCTAGATACACAAAAGCACTAGCAAGATCTATGTCTAACGCAAAAGAAGTTAAAGGCGCTAACCCTTTAAATAATGGTCTACCCGCAATAGCGGCAGCATCATCATTTAAATCAGGTGACGGTGTTAACTTACTTTCGCTAGTACACCCAACTATCGCGGGTACTGTAGCGAATACACTTGGCACACAAGCAGACTTAAACGAAACTTCATTAGAACAAGCATTGATTGATATCGCTGCTATGACTGATGAAAGAGGTTTAAGAATTGCAGCTAAAGGAGTTAAAATGATAATTCCTTCTGCGAATCAGTTCAACGCTGAAAGACTTATGAAGTCTCAAGGTAGAACTCAAACTGCTGATAATGACATCAATGCAATCAACTCAATGGGTATGATTCCTCAAGGTTACAGAGTGAACAATTTCCTAACTGACGCTGATTCTTGGTACATTATGACTGACGTTCCAAATGGTATGAAGATGTTCTCAAGAACTCCGTTGACTACGTCAATGGAAGGAGACTTCGATACAGGCAATGTTAGATACAAAGCTAGAGAAAGATACGCTTTCGGCGTTTCAGACTTTAGAGGTATCTTCGGTTGTGAAGGTGCGTAAGCAATAATCATTTTGTGGCGGGACACAGTTCCGCCACATTTTAATAGTAGAAAGAAAAACTTATGAAAAAAACTCTAATCAATATATGGGCCTACAATTACCATACAAAATTTAATATTGAACATGCTGAAGATACAGCTGAAAACGTTGAAAAAGTTATACTTGACAAACTAGGAGAAAAGAGTATTGTTTGGGAATATCTCGGTGATAGTTATCATTCGGGATTAAATAGAATAACTTATGAAGAGGTTATCAATGATACAAGACCTATACAAACAAAAAAGGTCCTTGGAGTTGAAGTGGCAACAGGAGCATTTGGATAATAACAGATATACTCTTGACATGGTTAGGATAGATGACACGATTAAAAAGGTCATTACTGACATAAAGCTTGAAGAAGCTAGAATTGCTCACTTACAAAACAGAGTAGAAGACTCTGCTCCACAAGTTTCTGTAGCTACTTAGACAAAAGCTACATCGCTGAAATCGCACTTTTATGTAAGGATCTCTTGCACTCTACTTAAAATTAAGGTATAAATTTTTAAAAATTAGGAGAATTTATGTCACATCACAAAATATCAAAAGCAACACATTTTACAGGACCCGTTTTATTTTCAAATCAAGTACCTTCGTTAGAAAATTTAAATACAGGTGCTTATCCAGATCAAAGAATTTTCTTTGATGATTTTGGTCAACAAGTTTATAATGGTAATGTTATTGGCACAGCTGTAACAGCTGGTGCTCAAATGGGACAAGACTACACTTCTATTACAGGTAGTAATGCTGGAACAGTAGCAATCGCTGCAAACGCACTTCAAGGTGCACTAGCTTTATCAACTGCTAATACAGCAGCAACAGATGCAATTACTACTCAAGGTGATCTAACGTTTAATGTTCCACAAAATAGTAATGATGAAAACGTAACTCCTTATAGAACATATTTTGAAACAAGATTTAAATTAAATAATTTTACAGGTGCACCCGCAATATTTGTAGGCTTAGCACAAATAATTGATGCTTCGGGAAATGCTGCAACAGATGCTGTAGCTGGTTCAGGAGAAGGACGTATTGGTTTTAATTTAACTGCTGGAGACACTATGATAAGAGCAGTGTGTAGAGCAGACAACAATTCTACGTACGCAAATATAGATGCAATTAATGATGGAAACTATCCAAAATACGCTGCACTAGGTACAGTGACAGCAGACACTTATTTAACTGTTGGTTTTGAAGTATTTAATAATAACAATTTAGGTAGAAATAGAGTTAATTTTTATATTAACAGAGAACTTTATGGAACTATTACTAACGAACAACAAATTTATCCACCGTTTGTACATGGTAGCCCAATTTCTGGTTCTACAGCAAGTTCTATTCCAGCTACAGCAGCAACTAGATTAGGTGTTGCTTTTGATATGATAAACTCAGTACAAAACGCATCCATTATGACTGTGGATTATGTATTAGCAGCTCAAGACAGAGAAATAGTATATAACTATAAAGGATAACATCCTTGCGATTCAATTTAAAATAAGCTATAAATTACTCACTATACATTAATTAATAATTTTGAATAGCGACGTGAGTATAGCGCGTAACGGCCTAGAGACACTATTCATACAAACTAGGAGAATATATCATGGCAACAACTCTATTTAGAGGACCCGTACTTCAAGGTAAGTTTAATCAAGCAACAGTAACTGGATTTAATCTTGAAAATAAATCAGCTAGTCACACTGTAACTGCACCTGAGCTAGCAGCAGGAATGACATTTACATCAAGAACTGATGGTGTTGTTTTTACTTTACCCGCAATTTCAATTGGAAGAGTAATTACATTTGTAAATACTGCACAAGATGATGTCAATACTTTAACAATTAGCCCAAATGCTAATGATGGTATTTTGTACGCTGGATCTTTAACAGATAACAAAGATCTTATTAATACAAAAGCTACATCTAAAGTAGGTGACTATGTTACTATTGCATCTTTGAACTCAACTGCTCATTGGACAGTTGTAGACGTTCAAGGTATTTTTGCAAAAGAAGCGTAATAAATAATTAATGGGGCCCTTCGGGGCCTCTACAAAATTTAAGGA